GGCCCTTCCAAGAACATCGTGCTCGTAATGTTGAACAGGGTTTGTCAACTTGTTAAGAGTACTCATGGTTTTAGCAACATCATTAGGATCTTTAGGAGGTCGGTGCTTACGTTCTCCAAATATTTCTACACCCTTAAAAGGGGTAGGAACATACGGAGTTCGTGTAGCAGATACCATTTCGGCACCTCCTTTCAAAACTTTACCCATATAAGTTACAACAGCTGCATCTTTAGCACCATCTTCTCGCATGAAAAGAGGTGTTCCAGGAACAACCGTATAATCTGTACCATAAGTGTCAACGCGAACATCGCCAAGACTAGCTACCACCATATGAGGTGAAGTGGACATGATTTTATCAATACCTACTTGTAGCATCGGTCGTGTAATATTCGTAACCCAAACATTACTACCTCCGGCCGTTAAGCCAGCTATATGAAAACCATAGATAAGTCCCAAATCATTATCAATGTAAGGGGCTCCACACATACCAGGAAATGAATTAAATTCTGTAATCCCGGTCAAAGGTTTATCACAGTGGTAGACATGTTGGTTTTGACGAATCCCAAAATAACCAGGGGTCTCACGATAACCACGGTATTTGATATAAGTCTCACCACTGGGTCCCACGTATGGACGTAAAGCTTGTTTTGATTTAAAGATCTCACCTGAAGGTCCTTTAAAAATCATTCGAGTAGTACGACTTCTAAAAGAAGCTTCTTCCTCCGCAAAGAAGTGTAACAAATTTTTGCCAGGAGGAGCTGATGGTAAATGCACTAAACATAAATCTCGCTCGGGTAAGCGATAAACTTGAAGTTCGCTTAACCTTTGATCTTTAGTTTTAGCAGTTACCACATCAGGAGCTGATGAAGTCTCTAAATCGAATGTAGTTTCCGGTATCGCATGATTTGGAACTAAAATAATATTTCCAGAAACCATCATACCGTTAACCGAACCGAATACTTCACCTTTCGTTTTTACAACAACAACTCGTAATGTCTTTTTTAAAACATCTTCGAGACGATCAGCAGAAGTAGTTTTCGGGATGTTCATAACTTTAGGAGGCAATCTTGAATAACCTTCCTTATAATCACGTTCATCTTCCGTACTTTTATCAACAAACTTACGATCAGGGAGACGCAATGCACCTTTTAACCAATCAGCTTTTTCATCAAAGAATGTGACAGTATCTTCAGCGTTATTACTTAAGTCTCTCATCACTTTCCAAGTGTTATATACACGGTAAAGAACATAAAAAGATGCAGCTCCTGCAAAATACTTTAGAGCATGCTTCTTAAAATGTTCTCGTGTTGTAATACAGACACTGGATAAGCGATCCAAACGATTGTTCAGTTCTTGCTCTACTTGTGATCGAATCATATGGTTAAAACCACATAATCCTATTACGAGAAAGAAATATAATCCTAATCGAACAAAAGAAGGTAAAAGAAACCCAAAGGTTGCAGTAAGAGCAAAAGCACTAAAATAACGAGAATATACATGGCGATTTCTATACATTTGAATAAGTGAATAATTATCCACTATTTTCTCATGTAAGAAATGTCTATCAAAAGACAAACAACCATATAAATCCCAAAGTTGTGCAGTTGTGTATGTAGACAAATAACCACCAAATTGAGTTTCTAATTCAGTTTCAGAAGAAGAAGTATCAAGTTCTGGTGGGGAGCAGAGGCATAAATGTTCTGCTACATTACATTGACCACAATATTTCGTACTCAACATTTTGGTATTCATCGCCATCTTTTTTAGCTGACGGGTACGATGATCTTGAATGTCCTTTCCTAAAAATCTCAGAAAATATTGGAAATCCAATCCATCATCAGCAACATGACCATCCGCCCATTCATCACGCGAAATTTTCTTGAAGCTTGCAACTTTTCCGTGCATGCACTCAAATCGTTCAAGTGATAAATCATAAACATCAAATCGTGTTTCTTCAAGATCAATCAATCCCCCATATTCATTCCTAAATTGTTCACGTACTGAGACATGAACGTGCAAAGGAAATCTACGAAGAATAGACTCTGGACAATTAGAATTATCCGCGACCTTTAGGTCCACACAATTGGTTGTAACAATTACAGCATCATTACCAGGATATTTACAACCCTTATCATTAACTGCAGCCTTTTCCAATGGACGAGGTACAGTATTGATATAATTTAAAATTCGATCGTAATTAATCTTTTCTCCTGATCTGTTTGCTACATCATCACAAACAATTAGTTTATGTGTAGGTTCAATCGTTGATTCATACTTTTCAGCAATGTTAGAAGTTACAATCAAATTACCCTCACTTGGATCATGCCCATAACTCGATAAGATAGTTTTACTCATCAAGTCAGTTAAAAAAGATTTCCCACACGATGATGGTCCAGCTAATTTAACTGCATAGGGTTGTTCCCGAGACGGATTTTCCGTCATTTTTGCAAAAAATGCATGTTGCTTCTCAGTCAATGTTTTCACAAATGTTGATAAAGCTAATTTCTGTTGTACACTGGTAGTGCATTTAGAAAGTTTCCATGCTTTTTTAATGGCATTGGTAAGACGTTTTTCATACATCTTTACGGTCATGTTGTAATGTGTTTTCAACAAAACCTCCTTACCATCTATTGCAAAAGGGTATGCTTGTTCTAACACACGTACTTCTACCTCAAAAGCTTTCGCATCTTCCTTACCCAAAAGAAAAATGGAGAAATCACGTGCGAGAATCCGATCCCAATTTCCCATGACGTACTCATACGCCTGGAATGCCATATCGAAAATATCTTCGACACGGGTAGGGATCTCCATCAACTCCTTACTATTAGCAAGAATTGATGGTAGATCAAAGCTCTCAAAGGAAATACCTTTCTTAATTGAATGATACAATAGAGACACCTTAATGAAAAAATCATATAAGGATGTCCATACCATATCTTTAAAGAAAGAATCGCACATTCCAATGAAAGATTTGATCTGAGTTGCAAAATCTGTGGCAGCCTGCGCTGATTGAGCGGTAGCTACTTCAAAAATAACTGAAAACCACTCAATAATTGTTGCAACTTGTTTTGTGGGAAAATATTTAATCAATAAAGATGTTAAGTTCACTGAAACACTCTCCCAAGTGCAGGTTTTGTAAATGTTGTATAATGTTGTAAAAACATCAACAGAAAAACGAATAATTTCTTCACCTACCTCTTCACGTATTGTTTGAAGGTAAGTAATAAAATATTTTAATGTTGTCAACATTTTGGGGGCATCTAACGATGCCCCGTGTGCTACTAAATTGGGTTTACCACTCTTGGTGGAGGCTAATTCATGTTTTAAGGTTTTGGAATAACCTTTGTTAACATGTGCTAATTCCTTCTCTAATTTTTTAATCTTTCGAGCGGAACAGCATGAAGTACGTGCACAGCGTAACTTCTCAATAGCTTTTTGTTGTGATAAAAATTTTGTCTGGAGATCATTCTTCCGTTCAATATCTTCACCACGAGACCTTTTTGAATATTTCTTCTGACGAAAAGTTTTTTCATTAAGGGGCGAGAAATCCATCTCTGAGGAATATGCGTTCTCCCCAAACGACCAAGTCATATTATTTTCTTGTTTGTTAGTAATGCAAAGTGTACTTAATTAAAAGCGCCTTGGTAGCATCAATCCTCAGCTTTGGTGGCTTTTAAACCGGTTCCCAAGTTTGATAATTTCACTTCTTAACCCTCTAAGGGCTGAAGCTGCATCTGGGTAATGCCAAGTAAGTGTTCGGGTCGTCCCCATGGTGTCTTACAAGACCATGTTAATGTATTCGCAATTCGATTCTTCATCACTGTCCTCAAATAGTATATGCAAAATACATCCTGTTATCGCCAAAAATTTCATTAAAATTCGCCTAAATAGTTTACAATCAACAATCAATCTGATGTCAATTCTTTACTAAAAGTCTTAAAATTGAAGTCATCTAGTAGATTAGCGGTGAGCAATAGTATCATTTAAAAAATGGTTATTGGAACATCACCTCTACAGGGTAGTATCAAAATCTTAACTCTCAGTGTTGAAAGTAAAATATAAAATTGAATTAAAAATTCATTAATATTGATCACCTTTAAAGAAAGGTGCGCCGTTGTTTGTTATTACGACTTCTCGCTAAATTAATAACTGAGCTTCAACCTACAATTGTAGGCAACAAACATTTATTGGATAAAAATATATTCATCATTTCACAATCACAGCCGAATCAGTTCGCGTATCGAGTCCTCAAGTCTCACACATACTGCATCTTTAAAACGTCATGTTCTGTAATGTTTTCTGAATAAATCTAAATCTATAAACTTACATTGCACTCAATCCGCAAGGAATTAAGAAAATCTCTAAAGAGATACCTGTATCAGGATTTTGAACCCCCCACAGGGGGGGTGCGATATAATAATCATTTGAAAATGATTGAAGAGTTACCAATTCTTCAAATCAAAATCATCAAATTATATCTAAACTAAGCTGGTAGTAAAAATGAGTTCGCAAGGCTCAAGAAAATCTCTAAAGAGATACCTGTATCAGGATTTTGAACCCCCCATATGGGGGGTGCGATATAATAATCATTTGATAATGATTGAAGAGTTACCAATTCTTCAGATCAAGATCATCAAATTATATCTAAATTAAGCTGGTAGTAAAAATGAGTTCGCAAGGCTCATCAAACCTCCATATAAAGGAGGGCGCATAAGAAATCATTTGAAATCAATAAGAAGAGTACCAATCTTCTATAATGAAATCATCATTCTTATACTATAACTAAGCTGGTATAAAACAGGGCGCAAATCCTGTTCAAAAAACCCCCTAATAGGGGGGCGATAAAAGTAATCATTTACTAAATGTATTGTTTGTCCAAGACAATACACAAAGTATCATACAATTATCTACGTGAGCATAGACAATTCATCAGAGTTCGCAAAATCTCTAACTAGAAAAATGTATCGGGTCGCCAACAGTTTTTGGTGGTAACTTCGGTCTAAATAATAGTTCTTTATTAAATAATAAAAGTTAAACAAATTAAAGTAGGAAGATCAAACAAAGCTCGTGCATCATAGCACGAGGTCGGTAAAATCTTTTCTAACAATTAATCGTAACGTACTATAAAAACGTGAGCTAACCACGTATAAAACGTA